ATTATATACTGAGAACGGCTCAGTATCAAGTAAGTCTGGACAAGAATTTGCTAGTTCCTGAAATTCGTAATCACTTGGGTAGTGGCGTAGAACACCTCTTGCGCGGTCGCGCACAATACTGGGAACTCTTGGAGTTTTTCCAGGATCACATAGTTCTTCTAATAGCTTCTTTCCCAATTTCAAAGCACGAAATCGTTCGTCTGGTAATGTCATGATAATTCTCCATTTTTATTGAATCAGGTGCCATTGGCACCTGATTCTGAATGTAAAGTTTATGATACTTTGCTTTGTTGACGACTACGAATCATCGCCAAAATATCATTTGCCTTCTCGCTACTAACTGGCTTGGTAGCTGCTGGCTTTTCAACTTCAAACGGAGGATCGTCGTTGTCATCAGTGACATTTGCGCGTGGAACATTTACCTTCGTTACAGTAGGTTGCTCTGTCTTAGCTGGACGAGTTGAGCCTTCATCCATGTCTGATGGAGCAGAACTCTGCAAACCCCATGGCTTGTAATAAGCAGCCCAACGATCAGGATCATATGGCTTACCATCTACTGAAGCATCAAACATTTCTTTGATGATACGTAGTTCACTTTCGCTTGGCTTCTTTGGCAAGAACTCACGTAGATTGTATAGACCATGTGCCTCAATAGCAGCAAGTTCTACATCAGTTAGTGCGCTCTCCTTACGAGCCCATCCGCTGGTTGAATAGTCAGCGTAATCACCCTTCTTTCCCTTTACAATTCGGAAATCTAGACCGTGAATAGGATCGGTAGGCAATTCTTCAATCTCTGGATCCATCAATGAACTCTTGATGATGGTAAAAATCTGTGGACTGATAACAAAACGTCGAATTGGATTTTCTGGTTGCTTATCCTCAGATAGAGGATTCTGACGAACAAAACCTTGGAATAGATAACTACGCTTCTTCCAGTACTTATTGGCCATTTCTTTTAGACTTTCGTCTTTGTACCAAGTACGAACTTCTGCCAAGATAGGACAGTTATCGCCATACATTTCCACACATGGAACCTGTACAACAACTTCTTTAGAAGATTGACCAATTACTCCTTGAAATGGTAGTTTGATCATTGCACGTTCAACCCAGAAAAATGAGTTTGAAGTATCGGCGTCTGATAGGAAACGAGTTACCGCGATTGATCCATCAGGAATATCCCAGTGCGGGTATACTGCACTGTCTCCAGATGGTTGACCTTGATTTTGGGTGCGATTTTCCTGTGCCTGTAGCTTGGCACGAATAGCTGCTAGTGACATAAATTTTCTCCTTTTATAAAAATGCCAAAGTGTATTGTAAACTAAGTTTTAAGTGTTGTTGTCAAAGGAGACAACGTGACACATAGATAAGTATAACCTACCTTCTCTATATGTCAATAGTATTTATGCTTTTTTTGGAGAATTAGATATTTTTCAGTGTGAATTGGCAATATCTGAAAGCATCTTGACTTGATGAAGTGCCTTCATCTTTTTAGCATCACGGCTTTCGATTGCCTGTTCCAACATTGAATAATATTTTGGTAGCTGAGCTACCTCAGACACATAATCAGCTATTTCTTTTTGGATTGTGTTGGTGTTTTTCTCTTTCAGTAGCTGCATGGCATACTGTGATCCGCTTGAGAACTGTCGATCTGTTTTATATTGTTCAATGCTCCTAGTTCGTTTAGATAGCATCGAATCAATATTGGATTTTGAGTTTGGTGATACCAAATTTGATCCAGATGAGTTCATAGCACTCAGGAATCCAAGGCTCCAAATATAGCTTTCACTCATTCTATTCAAATAATACTCGCTTGTCTGGATCAATCGTTCTACATCTTGCTGTTGCACGGCTGCAACTGGAGTGTTTTGCACCTGTGCAGTAGCCTGTGTCGAAGGCGCTAATGCCGCAAGACCAATTGCGCCAGCTGCCATCGCTTTTTTCAAATCACTTCCAAATGATTCCTGTAAATTATCTATATGCTCTGGCACAATTTCGTTTATACGCATGTTATCTTCCCATAAAACGTTTCAGGTCAGCCATTTCTTTATGAAATTGTTCCATCTCTTCTTGTGATGGACGTGGCTTCAAGTCTGATGGTGTTCCAGGTATAGCGCTTTGGCTTCCGCCGCCAAAATACAATGGATTATCAGCTTCATCAACTTGTTTATCAAGCGGAACTCCCATTCTTTCCGCTGCCAACCTCATGAATTTTTTCACTTCTTCATCTGTAAGTGCGTCTGGCATAGCATCTTGCCATACGTTGAGTTTTTGATCGTAGGTAGCAGAGGTATTCTTTAGAATTTCTCTCATTGGAGTTGCACGTGGTCCCTCCTGATCTCGATACGGATCATTTGTTTCCTGTCTACTAATAACTTTTATGCTATCGAATTCTACTGGCAGTTTGCCTGTCTTCTTTGTTGGATTTGCTAGGAATTGAAATGCTTGTTTTTGATCTGCACCAACTACAACTATTACATTTCTATAGCCAGTGTCTTTTAGTTTTTGTAGCATTGCAGGCAGCGTAGGTGCGTCGGTAGTAGCAACTGTAAAAATATCCTTTCTATCAGGAAAAACTTTTTTGTATATTTCTAATTTTTCATCTGGTAGAAGTGGATCATCTGGACCAACAGTTTTACTTAGTATAAAATACGGATCTGCTCCTATCTCTTCTGCTGTTGTTATTACTGCGCTTGCCAGGTACATATGACCTTTGTGGCCCATGCCTCTACCCCAACCTACTACTGCGGTGTCGCTAGACATTTTATTCTCGGAAACTGGCATCCTCTTTAGTTCATTTATAGCTGACTCTCTTGGTTTCCAATTTGTTTGATCTATCATTTTTATGAATTGATCTGGAATGTCGTGTTCAAAATCTGCGCCAGGATGAGCTTGTGCATATCCTTCAGGCTTTGTTTGTTTTATTCCGCCGTGCGTGCCTGAACTCAAATACTCTATAACTTGATTTTTCTGTTTGGTCAACATTTCCACTGTGTTTAGAGTAGCAATCATACCTTCTTGATCAGCCAACAAGGTTTCTGCTTTTTTAGCACTTAGATTTGTCTCAGCCCACAAAGGAAAATCCTTGGCTAAATTTTGAGTTCTAAGATGTTTATTTAGATATGTATATAATTCCGCTGCTGGGTTAGATAGTCCAGGCTTAGGTGACAGATACCTGTCTATCTTAGCTGCGTTAGCTCTTACAAAATCCGCAGTTTGCTTCAATCCAGCCAGATTTATTTTTGTAGGTTCCTGTACATATGTTGTTCCTTGAACAATAATTCCTGGCACACTTAGCTTTTCAGCATCAGGAAATCGTTGCTCATCACTAGATCCTAATGACGAATAGTATCCAGTAGCTGCTACCATTAACTTGGCATTACTTATTCGTTTGCCAAGATCACTGCCAACTGGAACATGGAAGGTAGTTATGTTTGGTGTAAAATCATATGTAGCAGTTTTACGATTCAACTCAGGCATAGCTGATTGACCATCTGGTTTTGTTCCTGGATAAAATAATAGTCCACCCTCTAAGTAACCGCGTTTTGGACTAATCTTTTCAAAGTAAGGCCATAGATTAGCAAATTGATCTGCAAATGCCTGTCGTGCTTCAGGATCGCCGCCACCAGTTCCTAGAATAAATGCCCTAACATCATCAGGTGATGTCATCAATGTTGGCGCACCGGAATTAGTTTTAGTTTTGCCACTCTTTAGATATGCCCATGCATTTTTTGGAATCATACTAAAATTACCCTGGTCATCTCTACCCCAGTACACCACTGGCATGCCATCCCATTTTAGCTCAACTGATCCGCCTGTTTGAGCCATATGCATCAGTCGTTGAACCGCGTGTAGTGCGCCTAGACTGCCATGACTCAACGTCAAATCTTCAATGTGTTGGTATTTTCTTCCTACTTTAGGCTTTACTACTTCTTCAGTTACTGTTTCTTCATCTGGAATTCTTGGCCCTGATGGATCACGACTTAGTGTTCCTCTATACGCATTTCTAACATCCAATGCATGTTTGTGATTTTGACGTTTTAGTGCAGCGAGTATGCCCTCTACACTTTCTAAATCTTTCTTTGATGCGCCATCACCTAGTAATGCAACTGCTATAGCATCTGGATCAAATCCAAAAACACTTTGATTAGTCTGTCTATCCACTACTCCTCTGAAGTGATTCCATTTCCATTGTGGATTAACTGTTCTAGTCAAATCTGCCATTAGTTGTTGTTTGTACATTCCCTTATATGCAGATCCTGGAGTAACTGTGGCACTCCATACCGCAAATGGTACATCAGGAACAAACATAAAATCAGTTTGTACAAATTGTCCTTTTTGAGATCCGGATATAGGAGTTTTATAATGAACACTATCTCCAGTCTTTTTTATATCAGCTTGTTGAACTCCCTTGCTCACTAATAGTTGAACTAGACTTTCTTTGGATACACTATTCATATCTATAGCAAGATCAATATCACCACTAGAAGGAGCAATGCCAGTACTACCCATCATGGCACTTCTTAGTTCCATGCCTGTTAATTTTTCTAAAAACTTTATAGTTGCTGGAACATTTTCTTTTAGTATTCTAGACGTTAGCATCTCTGGATTTTCTTTTGTCCAGTTTGGTGCCTTGAATACATTACCACCTTCTACTAGTACTCCTCGGTCGAAACTATACTCATTAAGACCAGTGATTTCATTTGTCCATTGAATAAATTCGGTAAGATATTTCATGATAATCCACTTAGTTTCTTTATACGTAGCAGTTGACTGAAGTCTTCCGATACCTCTTTCTTGGCAATTTTATCTAATAATTTCTTTCCAGGCTCTGCTGCCTGATCTTGTGCCATTTTTTTTCTTTGCTCGTCTGCTGCCGCCCTATATTCTGGACTGTTGATATCACGGAATTTTCGTTTTTGCTTTTCCTTTGAGGTTGATCCTTCCGCCACACCTTGCTCTTTTACTTCTGCTGGCTTATAAACTAACTCTTGATGTGATCCTGCACTCTTTGGATTTGATCCACGAACTGACCAGACATGTACTTTCTTACCATCATCTGTTGTGACAAGTTTAGCATTTTCTGGCACATTACCAATGGCTAATCGCGCTTGCTGACCCTGTATTGTAACATTTGGTGACATATTGATTGCAGTACCAATCCCACCTAATGCGGCTGCACCTAAAGCAGCACCTGCTACTTTATCTTTCCAGCCTTCCGCCACACCTTGCTTTCTTCTTTCAATTTCTGTTTGAATTATTTTTGCTACTTTTCCGCCTTTAGCAGAAACATTTTTGTTAGAGTGAAGTTTTTGAATGCTCCAATCTCTTACGTCTTGTTTTAGTTGTTCTAATTCTTTGTGATTTCTCCAAGCATTTTTTACTAACTTTGCAACTATTGCAGTTCCAGCGGCGCCTGCTGTCAATGCGGTTGCTTGTGGGTATTGACTCAAGAAATCGATAACCACTTGTAGACCGTCCCTCACAAGCATAGGATTCATTTCACTTATTTGTTCTTCCGCCACATCTTGTTCACCAGGCTTGCGAAATTGTATCTTACGACCACTACGCATATTGTCATATACGTCATCAGGGTCAAAGCCACCTACCTGTTCACCTGTGCCATCTTCAATTTTGAAATAACTCACAACACCTTCATCGGTATCTAAGTCTTTTTGAATCTCTAATTCTTCCTCGGCTTGTTTTAGTGTGTCATAGGATCCGATCTCGTGCATCTTGTAATTACTACCCTTGTATAACTTGAACGGGCCAAATCCTCCTTCACCCTTAGCGAATTCGCTCAACAAGCCTTCCGCCACACCTTGCTGTCCGTGCTGTTCACGCTTCTGTAGTTCTTTACGTATCAATGCTTTGAACTTTGCTTCGTCGCGGTGTAGTATACCTGGACGCAACATCATCTTCAAGTGGTCAGTATCGTACTTACTATAATCGGCACCACGGGTAGGTAGTTGTTGAACTCTGCCTTCCTCAACACCGCCATTTAATTCATCTGCTTTTTTCTGTGCAGCATCCTTGCTAATAAAATCACCAGAGCCAAAACTATTTTTCCATACTTTACGTTTTTGATAGCCCTTAACAATATGATAACGACCAGTAGCATCAGATTGTTCTACGCGCCAGCGAGTAGATTCTTCACTAGGTTTGGCTTCCGCCACATCTTCCTCACCTAACTTGCTCTTATGTTTTGGGTGACGTTGATAGCCCTGTTTACCATGGGCACCAGCACCACTACGTTGTGCATGCTTAGCAACAAAATTACGTTGTGGTGGCTTATTCACAGTAGATTTTTTTTCTGCTAGAGGTGGAGTACTACCCGCAGATGGTTCTGGAACAACTGCTTGATCTGGAGGAGTAGTTTGTTCTGGTTCAGGTGCTGGTTCTTCCTGTGTAGATACATCATCACCTTGATTTATTTTTTCAAGTACTTCGGAATAAATCTTATCATCACTGTGTTCAGTCATCCAAGATATTATAATTGATTTCGCATCATTATCTGGATTTGCGGCTGCGGCCTTTTCTAATCTATCATATAACTCATCATCTTCTATTGTTCCTTCTAATTTTCCAATTGCATTCATTGCGTCAGCGCCAACTGGAAATTTTTCACCATTGTCTGATAGCATGCTTACTAAATCCTGGACTTGATTTGGTATACTAGGCTTCAAACGCTCATTTATAATACTATCTGCCCACTGCTCAAATTGAGCCGTTTCTGACATGTCATGTACTCTTATATTCATTCGCTGTAATGTTGGTATAGCGCGTTCAATTCTAGGATCAAGTTTACTAGTAGTGAATATACTGGCTAAGTTATCAGTGGTTCCTTGTTCCATCAATGATGGTTGCCATGTCTCGAAGTAAGAACTATATCCTCTAGAACTCTGTAATCTTTTTATTGTTTCTTTTAGCTTGAAGTAATGCTGTGTAGCTTCTGTTACTGCTGACATAACACTTTCTGTGAAACTATTGGTTTTAGTTGCGCGAACGAAACCGCCTAAATTTGCAATATCTGTAGTCATTTCCACAATATGCTTCCAGCGCTCATCATTGTATTGTCCGCCTTCAGCAAGGTGTCTGGCAAACACCCGACCTTCACTTGGCTTTTTAGTTGGAACCAATAATCTTTCGCCTAGTTCATTCTCTAAGAAAATCTTTTCTACATAGCGAAATCTTTGATCCGTTTCATCTAACGGTTTAGAGTGCTTTATGATCAATTTTATAGATTTTGGAGAATTGTCAGCGTAACTAGTATTTCTAGTGCCATAATATCCTTCATCTATCTTTTTACTGTGACTTTTTCTTCTCATATCATTACCCAATTTACTCATATTCTTTGTTTGAAAACCGAGCTGATTTTTTTGAGCAAATTTTTTCAAATTAGAAATAAACTTTGTAAAATCATCAGTTGATGCGCTGTCGAATACCTGGTCATTGAAGTATATTGATAGTCTTTGTAGGCCATCAATTGTTACAGTAACTGTTCCGTGGTCTATTTCATTTTCTCTATAATGAAATTGAAACACTTCTGCATCTTCTGGAACAGTAACTTCTTCACCACTACTGTCAAGTGACACCGGATCAAATCCGCGTGCATCTAAAAAATCAAAAAGGTCTTTGTTCAACGGTTCATTACTTTTGGGCATAATTTTCATCCATGTATTTTAGTATTTATCAAAATACATAGCGTAACTACACATTCATTACTTTGAACTATTTCCTGTATTGTTAGATTGATTTTTCAGTTTTGAAAACTGTGCTTGTCTGTTTTTTAGACCAGCTTTAGCTGGATTTATTGTTTTAGTAACGGCTAAGGTGTTCGAGAAATCTAAGTTACTCTTAGCCAATTTAGCAGCAGTTATATTCTTCCAATACCATATAGCCGCTCTAACGCTTATTTCTGGATTAGTAAGAAGTAAATCTGGATTACTAATCAAGTCAACACCTATACCTTTGCCTACTTTAGCATAGTTGTCTTTACCTGTAATGTGCAGTAATCCTCTGCCACGATATCTCCATCCATCGCCACTAGCTTCATCACCATTACCCATGCGATTTGCGTATGCTAGATTTGCTAGAGCTTCTGGATTTCTCAAATAATTTTTTATGGCGCCTGGATTACGCTTGAACGTGCCGGTAAATGTTTTGTAAACTACACGTGGTGTAGTGTAGTATAAATTTTCAGCGGTCTTTTGTAGATTGCTAGTCTCATGAAAAACCTGCGCTAAGAATTGATTGAATTCATTTGGCTTCCAACTAATACTTTCGCGCATAGAATATCTTTTTATATACTTTACTATATCCTCCTTTGTCATTGATCTCATATCAACTGTAGAAGGACTAAGTTTTTTTACTTGTTGGACTTTTGGTTGCTGATTCGTAGGAGGTTGCTCACTGTAATGTTTGTATCCTAATCCGCCTAGCCCTATACCTGCTGCTATAGCTGCTGCGCCAGCCCTTTCACGCCAACCTTCTTCTATTACATCGGATGTGACAACTACTTCTCTAATCAACATCTATTATTTATCAACTCATGACTAGAACAAATGGCATAGGCTCGATAAGTTCACTATGATCTCTGATATGTGTATCTAAATCGACATTGAAGTTCTGTAGATGTTGGAACATTCTTACACTAAGCATGCATGCCATCACTAGGTCATCTGTTTCGCCAATTTTGGCTGCATAACTGCCGCCACTGGCTATAAATGTCTTTAGTTCAGATATCAGCGTAGAACTAAAAATAGTAAGTTTTCCTGATTCAAGTAAGTTTTTGAACTTACTGCATGCAGCTAGCTTAGTCTTGTTTGTTGTGTTGAATCCTTTTCTGTAACGTCTAGAGTTACCTAATTGCTTAGGTTCACTTAGCATAATACCTTGAATGTTTTCCTCACCATACTCATACAGTGATATGAGTGCTGCCTCACCGATAGTATTATTTTCTAAACTATAGTAAAGATTGTTCGGCTCATTAGTTATCTCAATAATGTGTTTTATTATTTCAGATAAAAGTTTTATTTGTTCTGGAATACTAGTCTTGTTATGTTTCCATTCGCCTATCTGCGTGGTAGTATCAGCCTCAAATATCTGAATAGCAGCAGGATCTCCTCCTGTGCCTAAACTGGGATCCAGTGCAACTGTGTAAATGTGACCTTTTGATGGCTTTTTGAACCAACGAACTTGTCCTACTTTGTATATGGGATCTTTTGATTCTAACATTACCAATTTCATACTTGAGATCAGTGTTTCTTCATCAATGATGAATTCGCAATTATGTTCTCTTCGGAATCTTTCGTCACCGATCTTAGAGCGTTCTTCTTCCGCCCATTTTTCATCACGGTCAGGATGTTCATTCCATAACGCCATGAATGGTGAAAAGCCATTGGTACCTAACTTAGTTGGATTACCGTATGAATCTACTTTCTTATTAGCCTGCTTCCATATTTGTGCGAATTGATCTTCATCACTATTGGGAGTACTTGTAATAATACACTTACCACCAGTTGCTAGCGTAGGTGAAATAGCGGTCCAGAATTCTTTAGCAATAGTAGGTCGCACGAATGCGAATTCGTCCAAGTACAATAGTGACAATGACATACCACGACCAGTTTTTTCAGTAGTTGCGCGGGCGACAATGCGTGATTTGTTCTCAAAGTCAATGTTACCTTGGTTATAGCTTTCAACACCAGGCTTCAACCACATAGGACACATTTCATATGCGTATCTGATACGCTGCATGATTTCCTGAGCGCCACTGTATTGGTGTGCTGCAATCAATATAGTCTTGTCCAAATTGAACATAGCAAACCATAGCAGATATCCAGCGGCACTTGTTGTCTTGCCTAACTGGCGACCTAACAATGATACAGAAAAACGATTCTCATGATAGTTCTTGATCAAGTTTACCTGATAAGCGTATGGATCGTACAGCGTCTGACCATATAATGGATGCTGTATGTAGAAATAATTACGCATCCAGTACTCATAACCAGTGTCAGGATCACTGCACTTCAGCACTTCATGTATCTGTTCAACAGTAAGATTGACAATAGCACCCTTACTGCGTATAAATTGATTATCTTGTGAACTACTCATTTATCTAGGGGTTTTTCTCCAGTCAAATATGGAAGACTAAACCAAAGTTGGAACCATTCAGGTGTACCAGGACGTATATTTTTTTCCTTCATTATTCTAGATTTTTCCATAGCAGTAATACTTGGATTTGATCCGTCCTGTTGCGCCTTTTGTCCTATGCCACTGAGTTTTTTTATATCATCAATACTAGTGTCTACGCTATCAGTTACCGATAACTTATTTTTCAATTTATGTAAACCATCATTGATGGCACGCTGTTTCCAAGGATCAAAAGTCATCAGATTCTCCAGGGACGACCTGGTGAAGGTAACAGTGCTCTAGCGGCCCATGTAGTAAATATGTTGTAATCCCGATAACTAGGAGTTCCAACAGCCGATCTCACTGGCTCAGAAACCTCCAATAGTTTTATACTTGCCTTTGCTTCCTGAAGAGTGATGCCCTGAGCCAACGCCAATGCTGGCGCATTTGTCTCTATGTAATCATTCCAGTTATCGTATCCAACAGGTGATGGTGGCAATGCCATGTAGAAATCCTCTTTGCTAGTATTTATCTACAATACCAGTATTACTTCACATCAAGTGGCCTCTTTTTTGTTGCTACTAGAACATAGAATTTTTCTCTTGCAATTCTGTCAGATCCATCTTCTGATTTTCCAAGATTCAAATCGAATTCAAGATTGTTGAACGTTTCAATATCAAACCCAGTTCTATGTAGTAGCGCAGCTAGTTGCTCTTTGCCAAGTATAGAATAGTGATTTGGATTCCATTCATGTCTACGATCACAATCAGGTGCTGGAACTTCTATGTAAATTTTTGAATGCTGTTTCAATATTCTATTGTATTCCATTAGACTAATTATGGGATAAGGACTATGCTCTAGTGCATGTCTTAGAAAAATGAAATCAACGGATTCATCTTCATAGCCATCATTTTGTGGTAAAAAACTAAGGTCATATTTCTTTATCACATGTCCTTTGTCCTCACACATTTTTATATCACCAGGACTCAGAGTCACACCTGTTACGTTTGTATATGATCTACTCTTCATTTCATCTAAGAAGTAGCCAGGACCACATCCTAGATCAAGAATAGTCGCGGTCTTGGATAAATTCAATGGATCAATATATGTTTTTACTACTTGCGCGGTAAGTTCTTTATGGTATTGACTCTCACCTTCATCATATATATGAGTCTGGTATAGGTAATCAACGTAGAATCTAATCTTCAATACGTCAATTGTCTTTTGTGCATCAATCATTTCTAAGTAATCCTCAATAAGAATTACTTAGTCTGTAAGTTAGGTGCTTAGAAATTATCTCTTGTAGCCTTTGAATGCACTGACTGGACTTTTAGCATTTACACTGTCCAGTTCTTGACTTCTCATATCACCTTTATTGATATCTTTATAATTACTTCCAACAGCCTGATATGCCTTTATTAGCATGTCTTGTTCAGCCTGAGTATATGGTGCACTTACATTGTGTCTGCCAGACCAACTTTCTCCATCTAAATCAGGCACAAAAGTACCATCAGTAGTGGCTGCAGCCATCATAACTCTGTTCAATTCATAAACACGATCTGAAAACTCGCTGTCTCTAAATTTATGTAGACCACGTGTGGCTTGTTGTCTACGTTTGCCTATTTTTCCTACTTTTAGGCCCTCATTGATGAATTCATATGATCTCATTATGTTAGTTCCTGCCAACCTAGTTCAGCCAGCACATCTGCGTTATTAGCCAGGGCTGCTATCGCAAGTGTTACAGTGTCACTTACACCCGCAAGAGTTCTTCCTAATTGGAATTGAAAGAAATCAACTGAGCCTAAGTCAGATAGCTCACGGGCACTTGCGAATCCTGACTGCAATTCTGTGCCGCCAGATACTGCTGTAGCGCTGGTGTCGATTTGCACTGATCCAGTTCCACTTATTCCAGACCATGTTGCTCCTGTCAGCACTGCGTTTTGTAGTAACGTCCAACGATAGTAATTTACTGAAGGACTCAGTATATCAAGTTGTCTTGGAAGAACAATACTGTCTAATCTGGTAGGCGCTAGTCTTATACTACACACTGGATAATATACATCCTTGGTTGTCAAATTCTTAGTAGTGGTGCCCGTACCCGCGGTCTGAGTAGTACCGAAATTATTGTATCCACCCTCACTAATAACAGAACTACAAATTTGTTTCATTGTAGCTGGAACTCCAGTACTGGCGGTGTTGAATATCTCGTATCTTATCGGTAGTGTAGCGGTAGTCATATACGTGCTAACAAATCCTGGAGTGTTGGCATGATTGAATTTGTGACAAGTATAGAATGTGCCATTTATTACAAATCCGCAACGTACACTACCGACGCCTAACCATTCGATGTCCATCCACAGTATCTGACTTCTATCTGGATGCAGTGTAATACCACTTGGACCAGTGCCATTCAATTTGTCACCGTTCCACAAACTTTGAGGTATTCTATTTTCAACTAGACTGCCTCCACTGTAGCTTCTTATAACTAAATTCAGGGTACTTCCTACTGCCTCGAAATACACACCATTCTGGGCGCCGTAAAATCCCACACGTTGTGTAATTCCAGAAGCCAGTGGTGCCATACAGAAAGTATTCAGGACCAATAAACTCTTTCCAGGTTGATATGGAAATACACGTTTTGTTTCTCTAAGTACACTACTTCCTAGAGCACCTGACACAGACAGATCGAATGTACTTGAGTTGGCGTCATAAGTGACTGTGCCTCCTGTGGTAGCTTCAGTACTAAACTGTCCATGATCATAGTATCTAGCTTGTGTATCGAATAGTGTATATGGGTTACTAACACGTAATCTTCCAAATGCATCAGTGTTCTCAGCAGCAAACGATACTAATGATGTTCCCTGCAGAGTTGCATTTACGTTACCTTCTACCGTTACGTTACCACTTACTACCCATGGGTCTGTACCTTGAGTGACCTCGTACGTTGATGGGAAGTTGTCTACTGATACTGAACCCTCTACAACAACGTTACTTGTTATAGTGTCTATTGTAACCGTACCAGAAACAGGCATTGTGGGTCCTGTTATGTCAACATTACCCAGTGTATCTACTGCTATGTTACCTGGTAGCGTAACATTACCTATTACAATATTTCCAGTAAACCCAGTTCTTAGATAAACGTTTCCAGAAGGTTCATCTAGGGCAAGTGCTTGATGTATATCTCTGAGGTACCATGGTGCAACAGATGTTGGGCTAGGTATAGGCATTCATTATCTCCAGTGCTTTTATATTTATCGCGGATAACCTTTGAAAGCAACAACTGGACTACTTTCAGGAACATCAGGTGATTCCTCGCTCTTGATCGTACTGATACGTTTTTTTCCTTTTATACCTAGTTGCTTTAGTGCATCATCTATATACTTACCGATGTTAGGATCAAAACTCACAACTACCTGGTTTTCATTCCATAGACTCTGCGCAGCAAAAGGTGGAACTCCATCCTGTTTTCTTTTTTCAGCGCCCTTAGCTCCGGCTATAGCTACTCCGAATCTATATTGTGCGTATGGATCCTGATTTTTTAGTTCTGGAATTACATATGTAGCTGGCAGCGATGCTGCTACATCTTGTTGTATGCTACCAGATTTTGCTTCATAAATTTCAACATGTTGTTTGCCATACTCACGCATCAATCTACCAGCGATGGCATTGGCTTCATCCTCTATACGCAGATGTTGATCGTCATCCATGTCATTGTGCGCTGATCCATCTTCAAATTGCTTGTAATGAACCAACTCATGACATAATGTTCGCAGTACATCTGCTGTATTTCTATTGCCAATATGTACCCATATCGTTCCATTTGAACTAGTACTGCCAAATGTTCTATTTTGATCGACTTTAGATTTGTCGAGAGAATACTTTATTTTAGGATCTCCCTTGAACTCAAGACGTTTTTTTGCCCACTCAACAAATTGATTGCACCACTTAACAGTGTCTTTTGGAGTATGTAATTCGTAAAGTCTCATAGTTTATAATAAATATTACTATTATTTATCAAGGTTTATATGTTACTGAGACTACTACTGATTTTACTATTTCCTGTAATGGCATACGCACAGAAAGCTGGTGTCACCTACAATGCAACGATTGTAAGAGTGATCGACGGCGATACTGTTGCATTTCAGGCAAACTTTTTACCTGATCCATTGAAGAAAGAACTAAGCCTCCGGGTGTACGGCGTTGATACACCTGAAAAGGGACATCGTGCAAAGTGTCCGCAAGAGGATCAGCGCGGCCAAGCAGCTAGTGCGTTTACTAAACAGTTATTGGCTAGCACAACATCACATCAAATAGTGTTGATGGACTGGGATAAGTACGGTGGTCGCGTGTTGGGTGATGTATTGATCAACGGCAAAAGTCTACGTGCGATACTTATAGAGCGAGGTTTCGCCAGAGAGTATTACGGTGAAGCGAAACAAAGTTGGTGTAAGTAAAGTTACTTACTAACTTCGTCAAAGATTTTTTTCTGCTGCTGATACCAATCGTTCCAACTTTCAACCTTGGCGGCACATTCATAGTGTCGCTCGTAATTTCTAACTACCAAGATCAATAGATCAAGAATACTGCTCGTATCTTCTGGCGCCTTTTCCAAATCCGGGCATTTCTCTTGTATTTGCGGAGGAGCACTTGGAAATTTTTGTTTTACTGGAACAGTAGTACTGCATGCAGAAATTAGACATGTAACTACTAGTAATAGATACTTCATTTCTTAGACTCCGATACAGCCCTATTTATAGTAGCTGCTGCATTATGAACGTCTATGATATCTTTCGGCAGTGGACAATGTTCAACGTATTTTATAACTTCTTCTTTTACTTTTACTTCACGATCTATGTAGCTGACTATAGTATCCGCTTTTTCTTTTATGACTTTAGTTTTAGTCACTAACTTCTCTTGAACTATAACATTTACAGCTTGACTATTAGCTTCTGCTGCCTTTACTTTTGCTTCTAGTTCAAGAACTTTCATTTTCCATATCTTTGTGTCAGCCAGACCACCTTCTAAGTATACACCCAGTGTTAGAACTAGTATGCTTATTATTTGAATTGGAAACTTGTAAGAGTTGATTACTGGCACAAATGATAACACAAAGCCGAATATAACTCCTACAACACCAGCGCTGAAAATTAGGTGTATGATCCACTCTGGAAGATATTGAACCGCAAACATAGTAATTTATTTATCAGATAAATTTAGTTTGTTTTTCCAATAGGTACTAGTAAGAAACCAATTATGATATTTTCTGAAACCATCATCCACATCTATTAGTGGATTGAACCCAAAGTCCTTGCGGGCGGCATCAATATTTAGTGCGCCTCTGCTGGGAAAATCTGGATCTCTATCTCTACATTCAACAGAACCACTGCCTGCAATTTTTACGGCCAGATTTGCTGCATCTAGTAGAGTCCAACTGTGACTTTTTGTAATATTGTAGGTCTTGTTTGCAGTAAGATCGCTGATAGTTGCACCAACAATACCATCAGCAGCATCATCAACGTAGGTAAAGTCTAGTGTTTCGCCAGCTCCATTCACTTTCAATGTATTTCCTCTAAGAGCAGCTAACATAAATTTACTAATTACACGATCTTCGACATCCAATGGACCATAAACAGCACTGGGACGTATGATAGTATGTGTAAGACTACCATTTGTGCGTCGAGTGTAGTCTTTGACCAGCCATTCTCCAGCAAGTTTGAGAATACCATATTGTCCTTGTGGTTTACATACAGCATCTTCTCTAACATCATCTGTAAAATCTCCATATACCATACTACTACTAATGTATATGAATTTCTTTACACCGTGCTTAGTACTCATTTCCAGTAGATTGAGTAGTCCTTCGCTCATCACTTTGGCGCCAGCTTGTGGATTAGCATTGACTACCTTCTGACGAGGGAAACTTGCCAAATGCATAACAGTATCAGGTTTGAACTTTTCAAAAATTCCGTTCATCAATGGACTACTAATACATATAGGATGAATTGTAGATTTTATACCCTTCATGCGTTCATGTAGAAGATGATCCAACTCATCTTTCGGTATAATTCCGTAGTCAGTCATCGTATCAACAATAGATACATTATGTCCTGCTGATTCTAATCTCTTAACGACGTTGTGACCAATCAGACCACAACCACCTGTAACTAATATATTCATAAAAATTTCAATGCATAGTAAGATGCATCTTCCTCAAATAATCTTGCGATAACTAATACGCGAGTAGTGTAACTTTCATGATTCACATGTCTATGCCAGTAAGGAGACTCAATCGCTTTAGCCAATATGTATTGGCCAGCTTCGCTATTCTCCCACTTCAACAGTGGTTCTGCCATATAGACAATAGGATCTTCAACATCTCCAAGTAAAAATTCATATACTACAATGGATATTACCTTCTTGGGCATGCCGTTTACCATCAAAACAACATGTTTTGATGGTATCAAACCATCGGTAGGATTATGAATCATCATCTCACTAGGAAGAATTGAGCTAAATCTTTTACTGTCAACACGATCATTCAATATTGCCATTATACTGCCATTGCTGCTTTTATCGATCCATGTGATTGATAGTTTTCTAGGCGTATATCTTGCATTGTAAATGCATTGATGTCCTTTATCTCAGGGTTCAACCACAATGAAGGTAATGGAAATTCAGTTCTCGCCAACTGCTCTCGTACCTGATCTCTATGATCATGATATATATGTGTATCACCAGTACTGATAACTAGTTCGCCGACACTTAAATTGCAAACTTGCGCGATAAGATGTGTTAGTAACGCATAGCTTGCAATGTTGAACGGTAATCCTAGGAATACATCGACTGATCGTTGATACATATGGCAGCTTAGTTTACGTTGTTTACTAACATAGAACTGACTCATAACGTGACAAGGAGGCAGTGCCATTTGATCTAGTTCACCAACATTCCATGCACTAATAATATGACGACGATCCCATGGTTTGTTTTTTATGCCATCGATAACCTGCTCAAGTTGATCAACCTCAACTCTATTACTTGCAATACGTTCGCCTTCTGGATGCGCTGCACCAAAATTAATTAGTTCCTGATGTTTCTGCCAGTGACGCCATTGCACTCCGTATACTCTTCCAAGATCACCTTCATATCGTGCTTTAGGCTTCCAGTATGGTGCCATAGCATTTGGTGACCATATAGTCACAACACCATCTCTGGTGCCGTGAGTAATCTCAGCAAGCCGGCGTTCATCACCGGAGCCATCTATGAACCATAGCAGTTCACCTGTAACAGCTTTCCATGCCAACTTTTTAGTTGTAATCGCTGGGAAACCGTCCTCTAAGTTGAATCGCAGTTGTCTGCCGAAAACCGAAGTAGTACCTATACCAGTACGATCATCTCGTACTTCACCGTTTTCTAGAATGTCAGTTAGTAAATCGTGATAATTTTTCATCAGCTAATTTTACTGAATTCTGTCGTAAATTTCAAACGTGTGGTTGTCCAAAACTTCATCACTTACTAACTTGAAGTCCTCTAAATATCGTTTAGTGTCTAAGGTAACATCACACTCATCTTTACTATTGAATCTAGTTAGATAAATTCGATTTATAAACGGTCTAAACGTCCACAGAAGTTTTGCGCCACCAATGACGAATACAGTTTCACTCTCAGGAATATGCATCATAGCATCAGTGACACTAGGATACACCTCGCATCTAGGATCATGAACCTTGCTACTAATTACAATGTTTCTACGTCTTGGAAGTGGTTTTGGCATATTGCTATTCCAAGTTCCACTTCCCATTACCACTGTGTGTCCAGTAGTAAGGTCTCTAAATCGTTTCATGTCTGTTGCTGATCTAATCCACGGCAAATCATTATTGTTACCGAAGCCGTCGATAGCATTCACTGCAAAAATAGCGTTCATAAATCTTTCAAAATTTTATCTGTTTCAGGCTGAACTGCTTCTGCAATTCCTTCTATATCAAGAATGAATTCAATACTTACCATGTCGTCATCGAATTCCTGCAATTTTCTAGTTACAGCTTCTTCGATCTCATCACTGTCGAATCCTTGATTTATCATTGACTTTATATTGATAGTTCTCTGTCTACGTTTGTCTAACTTCAGAACTATTTTATGTATAAACTCAACAGGAATTTTTGTTTTTTCTACGTCTTCAACAATATGTTCCCATTTTTGAAATACTTCAGGAGACATTTAGTTCAGTCCATTGCTACGGTCTTTTTTGGGCGACCTGCCTTCTTTGGCTCCTGCATGGCTGGAACTTGAACTACAACTTCCTTCTTAGCTCTTCTTTCCTTAGCAGGAGCTGGAGCTGGATCTAGATTAGATGCTTCTCTCAACAGTCTATCTGCCTCCGCAAGCAGACCTTTTGCCTCTGAAGCCATCTTTACTGCCTGTTGTCTCAGGTTAGTAGCAATATCGTTGTTGCCTAGGATATTTGGTGTTGCTGGCGTTGCTTGCGCTTTTTGATCACGCATACGTCTAGCAACATCCTTAGGATCCTGCAGACCTCTACTAGCATCAATCTCAGCTAACTTCTTGACCGCTTCCTCGCCTTTTGCCATCTCATTCAGAATGTTGTTCAGTTCATCTAATCTAATTGTCTGTCCAGGCGTTGGAGTCATTACTATTTGACCTGTTTGAACCTTTTTCATCATTCCTTCGCGATGAATCATTTGTAGAATGATTTGTCCGTCTTTAGTATAGCTACGATTTAGTGCGTCTGCTAAATTTTCACTAGACTGACCAGCATCACTCTCTATTGCGGCAATCAGTGGATCATGAATATTTTGATTCAGCGTCTCGGTATACACTACCAAGGCCATATGATCTTCGCCTGGGATCTGCCGAAAAATAACTGCTACTTTGCGATCACCATGCTTGCCTACGTGTTTTAGAAATTTAGCCATACTAGCTCTCCTTGTGTTAGATATATTTAGAGAGCAATATAATCAATGAAAAAATTTTATATGATCTTTACTGTTGTCTGCGCACGATCATCGTATAAACATGTGCCAACTCTTCTAATAGCATCAACTATAGTTTGTGGCTCGTTATCAAACAATTCAATAATCTGTTCCTGATCCAATTCACTTTCAAAGGAATAAATTTCATAATGACGCTGAGAATTGAATCGAGCACGTAATATCAGGTACATTATTGGGTTTTTCCATTCAACAGGCTCGTCCTTCAATACATTTATGATGGCCTCACGCTCTTTTTCGGATACGTTTATGATAGCTTCTAGTCCATCTGAGCACCATGATATAAGAAATCGATCAATTTTCTGATTGGGTTCTTGATAGTTCATAAATTATTTCAGCCTGTTGAATAACTTTTTCCAAACACTGATTAGTTTCGGCCTCGCGCAATATATGTTGCCACTTTACCCATCTTTCCAATAAACAATTATCTTCTTGTCCACGAAGGAAGACGGTGTTATTGCCGTCAACATCTTCGTAGACAACGACCTCAGTTATGGTCTTTATAACTGACATCAGGTACCTATATATTATTGACCTTTACCATCGTAAATAGCCCATGTACCGAATGGAGGATTAGGATTCTTATCTCCGTGGATAATCCATGTAGTATCAGTATAGTCAGGATCGCCCCACGAACCACACGGATATCCATCAGTGAATACTACCAATCGCTTAGTATCTTCACCACGATCCTTCAGATACCTAAAGATAGCATCCAAGTCGGTACCGCCGCCACCCTTGGGCTCATAATTAT